TGTAGTTATAATTAACTGCGCCGTTTTCTATTATAAATAGTGTTATGGCAGTAAATGATAAATTAACCAAAACACCATACAAAACAGAAAAGTATACAGAACAACAGTTGGTTGAACTTGCAAAGTGTGCTAATGATCCAAAATATTTTATGAGGGAACATTGCTATATTCAACATCCAACAAAAGGACGTATGAAGTTTGATTTGTATGATTTTCAGGATGATCTAGTAGATTGTTATCATAATAATAGATATAGTATTGCAATGCTTGCTAGACAAATGGGTAAATCAACATGTGCAGCAGGATACTTATTATGGTATGCAATGTTTAATCCAGATCAAACTATTCTCATTGCAGCACACAAATATTCTGGTGCTAGCGAGATCATGCAACGTATAAGATTTGCATATGAAACACTTCCTGATTTTATTCGTGCAGGAGTTACAGCATACAACAAAGGTAGTTTAGAGTTTGATAATGGATCTCGTATAGTTGCACAATCAACAACAGAAAATACCGGACGTGGTTTGAGTATTTCGTTAGCATACTTAGACGAGTTTGCATTTGTGCGTCCTAATATTGCAAAAGAATTTTGGACTTCGCTTTCGCCAACACTTGCAACAGGTGGTAAATGTATAATTACATCAACTCCCAACATGGATGATGATCAATTTGCACAAATTTGGATGGAAGCTGAAAAGAAAATTGACGAATATGGTAATGAACGTACCGAAGGTCGCAATGGGTTTGCTAACATACTTGTTAAATGGGACAAACATCCAGAAAGAGATCAAGATTGGGCTACTGTTGAAGAAGGTAAAATAGGCGAAGAAAGATTTAGACGTGAACACAATTGTGAATTTATTGCTTTTGATGAAACACTTATAGACAGTATTAAACTAAGCAATATGGAAGCACGTGATCCGTATGCAACATTAGGACAAGTACGTTGGTATCGTCCTATTGCAAAAAATCATGTTTATACTATTGCACTTGATCCAAGTTTAGGTACAGGCGGAGACAATAGTGCAATACAGGTATATCAAATGCCCGGTATGAAACAAGTTGCAGAATGGATGCACAATAGAACTACTGTACAAGGACAGATTAAAGTATTACGTGAAATAGCACAATATATAGAAACTGAAACAAGTGGACAATGTGAAATTTATTATAGTGTTGAAAATAATACACTAGGTGAAGCTGCACTTGTTGTTATAGAAGAACAAGGCGAAGAGACTATTCCTGGTACATTCTTATCAGAAAGTAAGTCACATGGAAATGCAAGACGTTATAGACGAGGATTTACTACAACACACAAATCAAAAATTACCGCATGTTCAAAGCTCAAGCATTGGGTAGAAACAGAAAAATTAGAAATTGCAAGTAAAAACTTACTACGTGAATTAAAAACATTTATTAGTAGAGGAAATAGCTATGCTGCAAAAGATGGAGAACACGATGACTTGGTAATGTCTTTAGTATTAGTAATACGTATGTGTATGGAAGTAAGTCGTTACGAAGAAGCTGCATTTGATTACCTACAGGACGATTTTGAAGACGATGACGGTATGGAACCAATGCCGTTTAGTTTACTCTAAATGATAAATAGTATAAAGGAGCAACGCTATGACTCTAGCAGAAGAACTTTTTAATATATTAAAAGGCGCTAATTTAAAATTACGTCTATTTGACACAAATGGACAGAAAACATTGGATGAAGATTCAGCTGCTCGTCTTTATGCTTATGAAGATGATATGCTGTTAACAATTCGTATGAACGAAGACGATAGCGCAGAAGTTGTTGTTCAAGTTGGTACAGATTTTGTATACAATGCACATAAAAAAATGCTAGAGCAAATTAAACAAGTTGCACATAATCACATGTCAGAATATAATATTAGAAAATTTAGCAAAACAATTGCTCCAAAAGATTTCGCACAAGACGTTGTGGCAGAAGCCTATAGTAAAGCACATGGTTCAATTAAAACCAGTTACATAAATCTGCCAGAGGCAAGGATAGTAATTAAACACTCTAAGGGGGTGAATGAAGAAATACGTGGAGCACGTTCACGCAATATTAAATCACTGTTCATTGAAAATGCAGCAGGTGAGCGTTTTGCGTTTCCACACAGATACCTACAAGGTGCTAAGGCTATGGCAAAACATGTAAGCATGGGTGGAACACCATATGATGCAATTGGTGAATCAATCCTAGATACATGTAAACAAATTGTAGAATGCAATCAGTTCTTAAGACATGTAAGAACTAATAAACTGGTTAACGAAGGCAACGAAAATGTTGTAGAAGCAGTTCGTAGCAAACTACAAGAAATGAAGAATAATATACGAAGTCTGCAAACTTCTAGAGGTTATAACGAATTTGAGGTTTCTGCAATTGTAGAAGATGATAATCAGGTTGACGTATCAGGAAAATTCCTATATAATACATTTGAAACTGCCAATATGGACGCAGTTTTATCTACAGTTGCACGTATTGTAAAAGAGAGAGATAGCATGGCAGACATGAACAAAGAAAAAGTTATTGCACTTTATAATATGATTAAAGACAAAGCTGACTTTAACATGAATATTGATATAAACGACCCAGAGCATCCAAACAACGAAGATCCTACTAAGTACAGTGGATCTTCTGGTGTAATGGCAAAACTTAGTTCACTGCTATCTTTCTTAGCAAAGTCAACTAAAAATGATGAAGCATTTAATTTACTAGCACACATATCGGGTGTAGTACATGATTTACCAAAAGATCAGCTATCAGCTGTGATAAAAATGGTCAATTACTTAGTTAACAATGCAGGTAAAACTGCAAAGAAAGAAGATGTTGGAGAAAACATTGTTGAAACAGCAACAATGACTCTACGTAGAAAAATTTCTTAAATTTTTCAAATACTTGCTTGACATTTGAGCAAATAAAATATACAATGTAATGGCAAATAAAGGCAAAAGCGATCAATAGATTGCAAACAAGACTATTAAAGGCTAATATAGGAGAAAACATTATGGCAACTTTGGCTGAAATTCGTGCTAAACTAGCACAACAAGAACAGGGTGCTCAACGCACTCAATCAAGTGGCGGTGATAACGCTATTTTTGCACACTGGAATATTCCAGAAGGTACAAGTGCAACACTAAGATTCCTACCAGACGCAGACGACACTAACACGTTCTTTTGGAAAGAACGTCAAATGATCCGTTTGAGCTTTCCTGGTGTAAAAGGTCAAGACGAAAATAAACAAGTAACTGTACAAGTTCCTTGTGTTGAAATGTGGGGCGAACAATGTCCTGTGCATGCAGAGATTCGTCCTTGGTTTAAAGATCCAGCTATGGAAGATATGGGTCGTAAGTATTGGAAAAAACGTTCATACGTATTCCAAGGCTTTGTAACACAAAGCGAACATCAGGAAGATACTGTTCCTGAGAATCCTATTAGGCGCTTTGTAATCTCTCCACAAATTTATAAAATTATTTCGAGCGCACTTATGGATCCTGAGTTTCAAGAGATCCCAACTGATTATGAAGCAGGCACTGACTTTATTATTAAAAAGTCTACAAAAGGTCAATATGCTGATTATTCAACTTCTAATTGGGCACGTAGAGAACGTAGTTTAGATCAAGCAGAACGTGATGCAATTGCATCAAATGGTTTGTTTACTCTAAATGACTTCCTTCCTAAGAAACCAGGAACAGAAGAATTAAATGCTATCTTTGAAATGTTTGAAGCAAGTGTAGATGGACAAATGTATGATGTAGAGCGTTTTGGCGCATATTATCGTCCATATGGTGTTGATGCACCAACAGGAACAGCAACTAGCACTCCTGTAACAAATACTGCGCCAGCACCAGTTGTTGAAGCGGCACCTGCAGAGGCACCGTCTATTGTAGCTGATCCAGCGCCAGCACCAACGCCAGAAGCTCAACCAGAGCCAGCTATGGCAACAGCAGGTGGCGACGATCAGCCAAGCGCACAAGATATTCTTGCAGCAATTCGTTCACGCAAAAGTGAATAGTTTATAATATAGGAGATTGCAGATGGCAAAACCATTTGACGTGAGCAAATTCCGTAAAAGCATTACTAAGTCCGTTCCAGGGCTTAGTGTAGGCTTTAATGATCCAGATACATGGATCTCTACAGGAAATTATACTCTCAATAAATTAATTAGTAATGACTTTAATAGGGGTGTTCCTCTTGGAAAAGTAACAGTGCTAGCCGGAGAATCCGGTGCAGGTAAATCATATATTGCAAGTGGCAATATTGTAAAAGCTGCACAAGAGCAAGGCATTTTTGTAGTCCTTATTGATAGTGAAAATGCACTAGATGAAAAATGGCTACATGCACTAGATGTAGATACAAGTGAAGAAAAACTACTAAAACTAAACATGTCAATGATTGATGATGTAGCAAGAACAGTATCAGATTTTATGAAAGACTACAAAGCAGAATATGCTGAGAAAGATTCAGAAGATCGACCTAAGGTATTGTTTGTAGTTGATTCTTTAGGTATGCTACTAACACCAACAGATGTTGATCAGTTTCAAAAAGGTGACATGAAAGGTGATATGGGTCGTAAGCCTAAAGCACTAACTGCACTTGTTCGTAACACGGTAAATATGTTTGGTGAATTTAATGTAGGTATGCTTTGTACTAACCACACTTATGCATCACAGGATATGTTTGATCCAGATGATAAGATATCAGGTGGACAAGGATTTATCTATGCATCAAGTATTGTTATTGCAATGCGTAAACTTAAACTAAAAGTAGACGCAGATGGTAACAAGACATCACAGGTACATGGTATTAGAGCGGCATGTAAAGTAATGAAAACACGATATTCTAAACCATTTGAAAGCGTACAAGTAGAAATTCCTTACGAAACAGGTATGAGTCCGTATAGTGGATTAACTGAATTTTTTGAAGCAAAAGGCGCTTTAAAAAAGTCTGGAACAAGACTTGAATATATAAGTCCTGTAACAGGTGAAGTAATTACACAATTTCGTAAAGTATGGGATCGTAATGATAATAATTGTCTCGATCTTGTAATGGAGGAATGGGAAAAGCAACCTGAAGATGTTCAGGATGCTATGGGCGAAGAGCAGATTGCAATGGCCGAAATAGAGGAGCCAGTATATGATTCTAAGTGATGGTGATTTTGAGTTTATTTTTAGTATGTATGATGCTGCTATTGGTGCTATTCCTGAAAAGGATAAACTTCAATATGCTACAGACGTTGTTGATATTTTGTTGGACAATGGCGTTGAACTAAAAGATTACGTTAAAGAAATCTCAGACCATTGCGAATACCTTAGTGAGGCTGTTGATTCTCATTTTCAACAAATAGAAGAAGACGAAGACATTTTTGAAGAATGGAACGAAGATGAACTCGAGGATTGGGGATAAATGAGTGTTTGGTATAGCAAGGTAACTGCTAACATGGGAGAGATAGTTAACGCTATCTCTCACTATGAAAAAGAAATAGATCAAGCAAAGTTTGAATGCGGTATGAAAGGCAATTTAGAAAAACAAAGTCGAGACATGCCTGGTATTGTTGAACATCGTTTTAATCAATTGCAAGAAGTTGAAGCAATACTAGAATATCTAAATACAGAAATGCGTAAATTACGTAGTAATATATTCCGCAAATATTTAGAAAATTATAATAGAGCATTAAGTAGTAGAGATGCGGAAAAGTTTGTAGATGGTGAAGATGATGTAGTTAATCTTCAATATTTAATAAATGACTTTAGTTTAGTTCGTAATAAATTTATTGGAATAATTAAAGCATTAGAAGCAAAACAATTTCAAATAAACAATGTTGTAAAATTAAGAGCGGCAGGATTAGAGGATATAAGTTTATGATTATAGCAATAGGATGTGATCATGGAGGATTTGAAGCAAAACGTGAAATTATTAGATGGATTACAGAAAAACGTATTTCAAGTTTCATGGACTTTGGCA